TGGAACTTTCTTAATTGCCTTCTTCTTAGGGGCTACCTTCTTGGTTAACTTATCAAACTCCATAGCTTTCTTAAGAATAAGAACACTACGGTGGTCTGCTAGTTGGTCAACCTCTTCTGGTGCGTATCCTGCTGATAAGGCAAATTTTCTAATGTCTTCCTTAACGGTAGACTTATCATCATTCCACTCAGGTAAAGCCTCAATCAGTTGGGAGTATTGACCTTGAACAAATGCTGCTCTAGCCTGTGACTCTTGTTGTGATTGTTGTTGCTGTACAATCCGTTGTTGTTGTACGGCATTCCTTGCTTTGTCCTGTGCATCTCGGTACTCGTCCTTCTTAAGCATATATGCATATGGGTCTTCCTCTTTTAAGGTTTCCCAGTCCACACTCTTAAACTCTTGAAGTTTGGATTGCTGTTGTTCTTTTAACATTTGCAAACCGTTAGCGTACATTTGTCTCTCTTGCTCTAGTTTAATACGTTCAGATTGAATTGCTTCATTCTCTTTACGTCCTTCTGCCAGTGCTTGAGACTTACGAGTATAGTCAGATTGTCTTTGATATCCAGCTTTAAGTTCCTCTAGGTTAACTTCGTACTCTTCACCATCTACCTTAATCAAGTAGCTTGGGTCTTCAGTAGCCTCAGTGTCTTCTTCCTCTAGTTCCTCTCCGCCTTCTTCATCTATCTCTACTGGCTCGTCTGATTCTTCTGCTTCCGCAGAGTCAGTCTCACCTTCGACTTCATCTTCCCCTGGTTCAACTTGCGTATCACCTTCATCAACTACTGCCTCGTCTTCTGCAGTAGTATCTGTTACCTCGTCTGTAGGTTGGTCATTAGATGATTCCCACAATCCTAGGATATTGTTTGCTGCTTCTTCAGCAGAACCTTCTTGTGCTCTTTCGAACGCTACTTCCATTTGGTTGTTCGTTTCTGAATCCATTTGGTTTCTCCCTTATTTTTAATAGTTGTTTGTATCTTCGTAGAACTCACTGTGCTGTCCTTCAGCCAGCTTACCTGTCTCGAGTACAGACTTGATATGTTGGTCAATCAACTCTAAACTCTTGATGGTAATGTAAATTCTATCTCTCTCCGTTTCTTCGCTAATTGCAGTCTGTAAAAGCATCTCAATCAACAGCTCTTTCGTTGTGACAAAAGCCTCCTTGTATAAGGGGTCATTAACTAATCTCTCAGCATCCTGACCTCTCTGTTTCTCCTTTCCCTTGTTTCCCATTATACTCCTTATGTTGGACCAATAGCAACTGGTCTTCCTTGTTCCCTCTCTAAGATTAACTCTTGTTGTTTAAGAGCTAGGTCTGCCTTCTTAATCTCTAGTTCCTGTGCTTTGATTTGCATATTCACTTGAGCTTCTTCTGCCTTAAGTGCCAACTCTTGTTGAGCTAGCTGTGCCTCCAGTTCCATCTCTTTCTGTTTAAGAGCTGATTCTGTTTGCATCTTCTGTAACTTCAGCTTTAGTTCTTCAGCCTTAAGTTGCATCTCTGCTTGCTTAGCTTGTTCTTCTGGACCAGGACCTTGCTGAGGTAAATCACCCTCACCAGGGTCTGTGATGAAGTCATCTACATTCTTCATACCCATAGCTCTGATTTGTTCTGCAATAAGATTATATACATTCTTAGGCTTAATCATCATACCAGCAGCAGGATGACCAGCAACCATTTGAATAGTCTGTGATAGTTGACCCAAATGAAGCAGGTTCATATCCTTGTTGCCGAAGCCTAGACCTACCTGTGCAGTACAGTCTAGTTTCTCTTTCCAATCAGCAGGGTATAGAGTAACCCACTTATTATTTAGTCTGACAATCTTCTCAGGAGATTCATACTTCTGCACTAATTGGTACACACTAGTGGCGAGGTCCTTCATTCCTGTCTCTGCGAATACACGTGCAATAAGTTCAATCTTCTGTTGAGCAGCTGTCATAACTTGAGCTACGCCAGTAGCGGTTTGGTGTGACTTTAAGCCACCATCTCCAATACCCATACTGTTCTTGTTAACACCAGTTCTTTCTTCTCTGATACTATCAAGATAGCCCAGCATATTGAAAGAGTTCTGGTCTAACTGTGGCGTAGCCAGTGGACTTACAGCACCTGGAGTACGTACTCGTACAATACCACCAGGTCTGCTTGTCATTAGGTCATCTAAATTAACTTGACCCTCGACTACTTCATAACGCCCATTATTTGTTAGGTACATATTGTCCAACAAGTTACGCATTAAGGTAGTCTTAATTAGTTGAAGGTCAGAGATTAAGTCATAAATACTCAGACCGTAGAACTTATGAGGCATTGGTACAGGTGTAAGGGAGGAGAAGGGAACACTGTCCACTGCCTCATTATCTAAAATCTCATCTCCAACCTTCGTTACTTTTCTTAATTCGTCAATACCATCATTATCAAAGTCTACGTGTATATAACATTCAGTTACCCAAATACCCTCATCCACATCTCCACCATAAGTAGAGTCACCATCAAAGTCAAAGCGTGCTAGACGTTCAGACTTATATTCAGCTTCTTCTGCAGAGAATGCTCTCTCAATCTTAGCCTTAGGATAGCCTTGAGCAATTAAATCACTCTTAGTTCTCTTAACTCTATGACCAACAAAGCGTGCATCTTCAACACTTTTAGCATATTTATTAATTAAAAATTCTTCAGGCGGCACAGGTTCAATTCTTACCTGACCACTCTCGTTTGTTCTTTTGATTACTACATCGTGCAGTAGAGGTTGCTGCTGCATCCCTACCATCATATCTTCTTCTGATAGTTCTCCGTTGGCTGTATGCTCAACTACCTCTACAGTATCATCCATCAATAGAGATGTGAATTCTTCCTCAGTGAGGTTCTTATATTCCTCTCTAGTAATCTCTGTGGTATCATCCCAATAATGTTTGACAATACCATTCTTTTGTAATAGAGCATCCTTAAACCAACTGTAGATAATATTGAACCCTGGGTTCTGTTTCATTATAACGTGGTTCGTATAGTCAGTAGCTTGCTTAGCAGCCTCTACATCCTCAGGACCTTGTGGTTCAAACTGTACTACCTTATCCCCGCCTGTGAATATCTTCATCAAGCTTGGCATAATCCATTCAATTACATCAGCAACATCACGTGTTACAATCTGAGAACGACCCTCTTGCTCATTACCATACTTCTTACCGTAGTAACGGTCCATAGCATCGGTACGCTGTTGTGTTAACTTACCATCACCGTAGCCAAGAGACCCTTGAATCTCTTGCTCTACGTATGCTGCTAGTTCTCTCTTAGTCATCCTCTTACTCATAAATTATTTACCTTTTGTTTTAGGTACAGTCTGTGCTGCAACCTTCAGTAATTCTTTTAATTCTTTAATGTCCTCGGACATCTCAATAATTTTATTCTCTAGCCATCTTGGATTCATCCCTACTCACTCCCGTTCGTTATATTACCCAACTAAAATCTTGCTTTGGTAATTCCTTTCCCCATATACTGTCGTTACCTGTGAACACTACCTCTGTATTACATAAGTATCTGAAGCTATCACTGGCGTGTGAAGTCCAGTCGTGTACTGGCTTCTGACTCCATATCTTCTTCTTATCATCATAAGAGCTACGGTACTGCAAAAGGGCATCTAAACCCTTTTTACATTTATCCTCATCAAACCAACACTTGTTTAATGTAGTACGTACAGTATCAATACCATCCATTACCTTTAACTTAGGTGCAACTTGAAAGTCAATACCTAAAGAGAAAGCTAAATCTTTACGACTCTTGCCTGTACTGAATTCTCTGACTACAATATCGTGTGGTGCTATATGTGCACCATAATTATAGCCCTTCTGATTTAAGACATCAATATAATGAGGCAGTCCCTCACCAGAGTTCTCATAGTAATCTATCAAATTAATAGCCTTACCATCATACTGAGCAAACCATATGGAGGTACTGTCAGATACACCTAAGTCCCAGGCTGTTATTACCTGCTTAGAGGGGTCATATGGTACCTTACCAATACGCTCCTCATCATAGGCAAGTTCCAACTCCCTGGCATAATAAGCACCTCTTAGAGCCGCTGACCAACTACACTCATACTCTTGAGCATACTCTGTCTCAGCCATATCCTGCTGGGCCATCTCTAGCTCTTCATCATCCAGAATACCAGTATCACTGGCTTTGAATAAGAATCTCTTCCAGCCCTTCTTTTCTTTGGCTGAATGATAAATATCATAAAATTCATTCTTACCTTTAGGGGTACCAATAAAAATACCCCAACCCTTTCTATCTGATAGTGCAGGACGAATAACCTCAGAGTACATCTTAGGATTCATCTGTGCATACTCATCTAAGATGACACCATCAAGATAGATACCACGTAGTGTATCAGGATTATCAGCTCCATATAGTTGTATCCTAGCCCCCATAAAGTCAGCCCTTAGCTCAGCCTCATTAAACTTAACATCAGGAAACTCCCTCAGTAATCTCTTTAATTCGTCCCAAGCTACAGTCTTAGCCTGCTTAAACAGCGGGGCTAAGTATGCATACCTAGGTGCTTTCTTACCTGTCTGTAAGTCTTGTATAGCTGACTTAATCATTTGATTAATAGCAAATACAGTCTTACCAAATCTTCTGTGACATACTACCACATTAAATCTACCTAACTCATTATGTAGCTTAGCTTGTAATGTTCTAGGTGTATAGGGTATCACAACCCCTTTACGCTTCTCCTGTACCTGCATCCTCTCAGTGTTCCGTCTGATTCTCTATTCTGTTATTAGCATCAGCAATATCTTCTTCATCTGCTGACCAGCTAATATCAAAGTTACGGTCCTCAGTAATAATATGTTGTTTCGGGGTCCAGCCACCTTGTGTCTTTAACCAGAAGGTAGTCATACTGGCAGACTCACCACTCATAGCCATCTTATAAGCAACACCAGCTACATTAGCAGTACGCTTATCTCTAGCTGTCTCTAATGTATGCCTATAATATTTCAATAGTGTAGCATTAGACACACCCATAATCTTAGCAATAGTATGCTGGTCTAAGCCAATGATTACCATTTCCTCTACCTTATCATAATCATCATCTGTAGGTTTGTACACCTTACCCTTAGGTCTTCTGGCAGCCTTACCTCCAGCTCCTCTGGATATCTTACCATAACCTTCACCTCTAGTCTTCTTTACCTCAACAACAATATCAGAAGGTTTCTTACCTGTAAGGGCAGCTGCCTTGTACTTGGCATCC